AAGAAGTTGTGTAGGTATAGACAAATACAAAACAACACTACAAGACAATAACAAAGATGATTTCTTGCAGCACCTAAAAGAAGAACTAATGGATGCAGCTTTATACATACAAAAACTACAAAGCAATGACACCAAAAGATAAAGCAAAAGAGTTAGTACATAGGTTTAGAATTGGAGATAGAAATATGAAGTCAAAGGCCAAACAATCTGCATTAATTTGTGTAGATGAGATAGTGAAAGTTTTATGGCATAATTACGAAAAGAATAGTGAAAAAATGTATAGATATTACATTGAAGTAAAAAAAGAAATAGAAAAATTATAATATGAATTACAACACAGTACCAACAATACTAGAAACACCAGAACAAGTAAGTGAATTACTTATTACTTTAACTGGCATAGATATATACAAACAAACAAGACAAACCGAATATGTTGAGCATCGTGCTTTGCTTTGTCATATATTAAGAAACAAACTTGATATGAGGTGGGTAAGTATATCAGACTTTATAAAATCAAAAGGTAAATCATTTGACCACGCAACGGCAATACACGCAAACAAAATGTACCCATTGTACAAAAAAGATAGATTTGATTATTACGATAAACTTGAAAGTAACTTTATAGTTAAATCACAAATAGAGTATAGCCAGATTTCAAAGTTAGAAGTGATACAAAAAAAGTATGCAACATTAGAAAAAGATTATTTCAAGGCAATAGAAAAGTTAAGCAACTACGATAAACAATATTCAAATGGTTACACACCAAATGAAATGAAATACAGAGCATTAGAAGAAGAACAAAAAACAATGTATGATGAAAGAGCAGCTTTAGTATTAAAGTCTTTTGAATGGAAGCAAAACAATAGTGAGTATGAAATAATAAATTGTGCAACGTGATAAAAAAAGAATGGCTATTTATGCAAACACCAAAAGAAAAAGCAATACAATTAGTAAAAGCATTTTATGTAGAAACAACAACAAGCACAGAAGCAAAGAAATGTGCTAAACTACATATAAGTATTATACTTGAAAACGAAATACTAAAACCATCTAACAACATAGAGTACTATCAAGAAGTATTAAACGAAATAGAAAAGCTATGAACAGAAAGAAACTAATACAAAAGCTACAACAACTATTTGACAAATTACCAAAGGGTAAAGAAAGAAAAGCAATAAGAGAAAGACTGCTAAAATTAAAGCTAAATAAAAACGTTGAGTAATTACGTTATATAATTAGTTAACTAATAAAATACTAAATGGACGGTAGAAAAAATAATAGTGGTACTATAGGTAACAAAGGTGGTAGACCAAAGAAAGCAGACGAACTAAAACTAATTGAAAAGTTAGATAACCTTATAGATAATGATGAGGTAATTAAAACACTAGGTAAACAAATACTAAAAGGTGATAGCCGTGCTATGTCATTGTACTTTGGTTACAGATATGGTAAACCTAAAGAGAGTGTAGACATAACATCAACAGATGGGTTTAATATTAACTTTAAAGATATTATCAAATTTAAGTGATAGAAGTAGACCCAAAGTATAAGCCAATCCAAACATCAGATGCAAGGTATTATATTGTAACTGGTGGTAGAGGTTCTGGTAAATCGTATTCTATAAACTTACTATTGTTGTTGCTCACTTTTGAAGCTGGGCATACAATTCTATTTACAAGGTTTACATTATCATCTGCTTACATATCTATTATACCAGAGTTTATAGACAAGATAGAAACACTAAACTTACAAGATGCTTTTTATATCACAAAAGATGAAATACGAAATAAGCTATCAGGAAGCAAGATAATCTTTAAAGGTATCAAGACATCAAGCGGTGACCAAACAGCCAACCTAAAGTCTTTAACAAACGTTTCAACGTGGGTAATGGATGAAGCAGAAGAACTGCAAGATGAAAACATATTTGACAAGATAGATTTAAGTGTAAGAAACTTAAACCAAAAGAATAGGGTAATACTTATTTTAAACCCAGTTACAAAAGAGCATTGGATATACAATAGGTTCTTTGAAGATAAAGGTGTACAAGCTGGAACAAACTCAACCAAAGGAAATACAACCTACATACACACAACTTATTTAGATAACGTAGAAAACCTATCTAAAAGCTATTTAGAGCAAATAGAAAACATTAAGAAAAGAAGACCAGATAAATACAAACATCAAATGCTTGGTGGATGGTTGGCAAAAGCAGAAGGTGTTATATTTACTAATTGGCAGATAGGACAATTTAAAAAAGTAGGTGTAAGTGTGTTTGGTCAAGATTATGGTTTTGCATCAGATGAAAATACATTAGTAGAAACTAACATAGATACAAACAACAAGATAATCTATTTAAAGGAGTGCTTTTACTTGAAAGGTCTTACCACATCACAGATAGCTGAACTAAACCTTAAACACGCTAAAAACCATCTTATAGTAGGTGATAGTGCAGAACCAAGATTACTACACGAACTGAAAGCAAAAGGTTGCAATGTAGTCAAAGCAATAAAAGGTCAAGGTTCTATAACCTATGGTATAGCATTACTACAAGATTATGATTTGATAGTTGAAGAAAACAGTATAAACTTAATCAAAGAACTAAACAACTACTCCTGGTTAGAAAAGAAGTCTAAAACACCACAAGACAAATTCAACCATATTATTGATGCAATTAGGTATGCAATCTCATATCAACTACAAAATCCAAACAGAGGTAATTATTTTATAAGCTAACTTACTTATATTTAGCTACTTATAAATTATTTTAAAAATAGTTGTTAAATTGTTTGTTTATAACATATAATTAGTTGTATATTTGCGTATAACTAATTAACTAAAACAAAACATTATGACAACATTAGTAGCAAAAACAAACGAAACAATTAAGCAAAGAGGATTGCAATATTCTCCAGAATTATTTAGTAAAATATTTACTGAATTAAAATCAACACCATCTGTATGGGAACAAGAAATTAAAAGACAAGACAAAATGTTTCAAGTAAAAGAAACTTTTAAGCCAAGTAGATTTACTGCATACGGATTAAATAAAAGACCATACTAAAAAAAAACGGGGGTGTAAAAACCCCCTTAATAAAACAGATATGAAAGACACAGTAAAATTACCAGTAGAAGAATTTCAAAAGCTATATGCTATTAAGATTAGGTTAGAAACCTACTTTAAATATATGCAAGATAACAGAGGTGTGTTAAAAGATATTGCACCAACTTTTTTAGATGATGCTAAAGAATACATCAAAGAATACAATGAACTAACAAATGAAAAATCATATGTATAGTAATTGTTGTGGTGCAGAAGCATCTTATTTAAGTGATGAAATATGTGGTGATTGTTTAGAACACGCAGTATTTAACGAAATAGAAGAATAGATATGAAACAGATAATAAATAAATACCTAATTAAAAGAAGCATCAGACCATACAAAACAATAGCATTGTCAACTGGTGTAATTGTAGAACATTACCGTAATGGTAAACTTAAAACAGAATATTATGGATTGGTATAGTACCCCAGATTACCCAGAGTATGAATGCACAGAATGTGGTGCAGATATAGACAAGCCTGGTGTGTGTAGTGGCACTTGTCACGAAGCAAGTATGATTTAGTTAAGTTGAGTTAGTTTTGTTTAAGAGGTGCATCAGAAATGGTGTACCTTTTTTTATTATATTTACCTTACTATAAAAAACCATTTTAAAAACGTTATATAAATATGAAAGTTGAATTAATCATTCCAAGTAACCTATCTGAAATATCTTTAAAGCAATATCAGAAGTTTCTAAAAATACAAGAAACCAATGATGATAGTTATTTCTTACAATGTAAAATGATAGAGATATTTTGTAACCTGGATGCAAAAAGTGCAAGGTTATTAAAACTAACAGATGCAGATAGAATTGTTGAGATTATCAATAATATGTTTGAAGATAAACCAAGTTTAATAAGAACCTTTAAAATAGGTGGTGTTGAATATGGTATAATTCCAGACTTGGATGAAATGAGTTTAGGGGAGTATATAGATTTGGATACTTACATTGGTGACTGGCAAAATATGCAAATAGCAATGAATGTATTATACAGACCAATCAGTAAAAAGATAGGTGACAAGTATTTGATTAATGAATATACTTTAGATGCAAAAGAAAAGTTAGAAGAAATACCTATGGATGTGGTATTGGGTTCAATTTTTTTTTTGTGGAATTTAGGAATAGACTTGTCGAAAACTATGGTGAATTATTTGGAAGCACCACAGATGGACAGCTTGATGCAGGAACAAATTTTTCAAGAAAGTATGGATGGTATCAAAGCATCTTCACTGCACTCGCTCAAAACGATATTAGAAGACTTGAAGATATCACTAAACTAAATGTACATAAATGCTTATACACTTTAGAATATTTAAAAGAGAAAGCAGAAATGGAAGCTAAAAGAATTAAAAAGAATTTTAAATGAGCAATCAAGGTATAAGGGGTTATTATCAATTAACCTCAACAATAGAAGAACAATTAAGAGGTACTGAATTTACTAATACAGTTTCTATTGGTGACATAAGCAAAGTAAATCTAAACAAGCAAGACATATTTCCATTAGCACATATGATTGTAAATAGTGTCTCAGCAGAAGAACAAGTGTTGAGGTTTAACATAAGCATCCTAGCTTGTGATATTGTAGACCAATCAAAGGATATAACAACAGATAGATTTACTGGTAACGATAATGAACAAGATATTCTAAACACGCAGCTATTGGTTTTAAATAAGCTAATACAGAAGTTAAGGATGGGTACATTACATACAGATATGTACCAACTTGATGGCAATCCAAGTTTAACACCTTTTAGCGATAGGTTTGAAAATGAACTTGCTGGATGGACAGCAGATATAACTATACTAATTTACAATGATATATACATTTGCTAATGCAGTTTAAAAACGTAGATGAAATATTAAACAAGTATGGTAAGTATGTTGTACAGCAATCTAAATCAAACTTAACCAAAGATAAAAAAGGTGGTGGTGATTTATATAATTCTGTTAGTTACGTTATAGATAAAAGCCAAGACGATTTTTTGTTAGAATTTCTAATGGAAGATTACGGTGTATTTGTAGATAAAGGTGTAAAAGGTAAAACCTCAACATACCCAGAAACAAGTGCAGCATTATCTAAATTTCAATATGGAAGTGGTACTGGCCCAAAAGGTGGTTTAACTAAAGGTATCAATGCTTGGCTAAAAAAGAAAAGGTTTCAGTTTAGAGATAAAAAAGGTAGGTTTATGAGTTATGATACAATGACTTATTTAATAGCAAGAAGCATTTACAACAAAGGTTTAAAAGCAAACCTATTTTTTACAAAACCATTTGAAGCTGGTTTAAAAAGATTACCAGATGATTTATCAAAAGCATTTGTATTAGACATTGAAGATGGTATAATATTAGGAACAAAATAAATTATGGATTGGACATTAGGCATAGCATTTCATTTTCCACATAACAGATTATTGTTAGGCTGGGAGTACATATCAAAAGATGAAAGGTACACATACTCAACAATAAGGTTATATTTATTTATAGCTACACTAACATTAGATTTTTAAGATGGCACAATTAGCATTAAGAAACCCACAGTTTAAGTTTATAGTAGCAAGTGCTGGAGCAAGGTCTGTTGTTTGTACAGTTACTATTGATGGTACATTAAGATATACATTAACAAAGAATTTACCTATTGTAATAGCCGCAAGTCAAACTATTAATTTTGATATAGCAGAACTTGCAAGAGATTACATAGAGATTACTTACCAAAGTGATTATGTGCCTCAAACAGTTGATATAGAAACAAACCTAAAAAGCTATAACGCAATAAATGGAGGTGGTACTGTAATAGATGAACCAGCTACAATTACAGATAGAGGGTTTGAAGCCTATGGAACATTTGAAGAAGAAGTAAATCCAACCGTACCTTTTGGCAGAACTACACCAACCTACCTAATTCCTATAAATGAAGATACAGATACCTTTACAATATTTGCACCTAATAACAGAGCTGGTAAAATACCAAGCATAAATTCTTTAAATACTCTAACAGCTACATCATATTCTGGCACAGATACAAGTGTAACAACAGTTGATGGTGTTGTATGTAACATTAAAAGAATAGATTGTACAAAGTATGGTGATGGTAAAAGAATTATATACATAAACAAGTATGGTGCGCAGCAAGACTTGTGGTTTTTCTTGAAAGAAACTAAAAACCTGGCACGAACTAATGAGGGTTACAAATCAAATACAATAACCTATCCAAGTGGTTCAAGTGCTACATATAATGTACAGAATGCACCTAACAAAGTATTCAACACACAAGCAAAACAAACACATACTTTAAGTAGTGGATATTACCCAGAGTTTGCTAATCAACAATTTGAAGAACTGCTATTAAGCGAGTACGTTTGGTTATCGACTGTAAGAAAAGGAAGTGGTGTTATCATACCAGTTAAAGTTAAAACCTCAACAGTAGCCTTTAAAACAAGTGTAAACGATAGGCTAATAGAATACACAATGGAATTTGAAGAAGCATTTGATTATATAAACAACATTAGATAAATGCGTAGACTACAACTATACATAGGTACTGAAAGGGTAGATTTATTTAAAGATGAAACGGTTTCACTTACACAAACAATCCAAAATGTAAAGGATATTGCAAAGGTGTTTACCGAGTTTACACAAACATTTGCAGTACCAGCATCTAAAGAAAACAATATAATATTTCAGCACTATTATAACTTTGATATTGATTTTGGTTTTGATGCAAGAAATAAAGCAGATGCAAGATTAGAGTTAAATGATTTACCTTTTAAGAATGGTAAAATAAAACTTAATAGTGTTGATTTAAAAAACAATGTTGCTCACACATATCACATTACTTTCTTTGGTAATACAGTAAACCTTAAAGATGTTTTAGGTGATGACTTGTTAAGTAGTTTAGGTGCATTAGATGATAATTCACAAGTATATGATTACGCAAATATAAGAGATACAATACAAGGTTTTCCAACTGGAAACAATAACATAGTTGTTCCTTTAATTACTCACACAAACAGGTTAATATACAATAGTGGTTCACACTCAACTTTTGACCCCGAAGCAACAACAAACAACATATATCCACACGGAAGTGGTACACAACAACAAAATGGTGTTGATTGGAAGCAGTTTAAATATGGATTAAGAGTACAAGCAATTATTGATGCAATAGAAAGTAAATATACGGTAGCAAATGGGTATGGTTCGGATATTGTATTTTCAGATGATTTTTTTAATGATATTACAAATGAAGAATTTGATGATTTGTTTATATGGTTGCACAGAAAAAAAGGGAATGTAGAAACTCCAAGCTTTGGAGATGCAACTTGGACAAGAGTAACAGAATTAGGAACAGAAACAACTACTGGTGATTATGATGTTATGACCCCTATTGCAAACGTAAGTAATGGGGAATTTACTATTAATTCATCTTTTGGAGATTATGGTAATTATGATTTTGATTTATTATTTACACCAACAAATTTATTACTACCATATGATGTTAGGGTAACAGAAACTAATACGGGTAGTGTTACAATTGAGAATGGTATTGTAGGACAATATAACTTTTATCTAAACCAAGAATTAGATGATGGTACTTATACAATAGATATACGTTCAGAACAACTTGTTACCTTTTCTGCCAATGGTATAAAGTGGACAGCAGATGTAGAAGAAAGAGATGATGAACAACAAACATTAGATGGTACGGTTTCATTTAGTAATGCAGCAACATTTTCTACAAGTGCAGTATTTGAGTTTAACATAACACAACAGATACCTAAAATAAAAATTATAGACTTTCTATCTGGAATGTTTAAGATGTTTAACTTAACTGCTTTTGTTAATGATTTAGGAATTATAGTAGTTAGAACATTAGATAGTTATTACGCATCTGGTTCACAAACACCAATTAATATAGATAAATATTTAGATACTAAAACATCAAAGGCG